ACTCTCGGCGGTTGTGTACTCTTGATAAATCATCTCGACGTCATCCGAACCGATAACGCCGTCACTAGCCGCGCGGATTACTTGCAGGGCAAGTTTGGCTTTCGCGTCACGCCCAGATGCACTTTCGCGTCCTAGTTCACGGACGATAGAGCGCAAGTCGTCAAGGCGGGTATCGTTCTTCAATGGCTTGTTCATGGTAGTTTTTCCTTTTTGATGGGTTATGTTACCTTGCTAGGTAACGGGAGTTTATAGATTAACGCAAGTCGACATGTGTAGTATCAATGACTTACGATAATCTATAATCTATAAAGTATTTTTTGGCGTTTGGTGAGATGGTGTTATGGGATCAAACCGTCTAACCGCCTGAGCAGTCGATTACTCAATATATACACTTTATAGATTATAGATTATAGATTAAGAGAGAGCGGACGTTGAGCAATGCCCGCTCTCTTGACGGTATTACCGTGCCTTGATCAAGCGTGTTTCTGGCACATAAGCGTCCATCTCGGCGCGCACATTATAGGCGGGTGCGAGCCTGTTAAAATCACCGAACGTTTTACAAATCTTATGATTGCGGACGTCACGGTGATGACGGTTACCGTCGCAGTCGACGTAATCAAGCGTGGCGACAACGCGCGAGCGACGGGTAGAATTATTAATGACACGGTACGAGGTGCTGATCATGTTATGTTACTTTCCAAGGTTAAAAAGATGAAAAAGGGTAGACTAAAAATTTCCAAACGCGCGGGAGACAATCCCCCCGCGCAATAATTTTTGGGTTCAATCGGACGCAATCCGACTGGTGGCGTCTAACGCATCGGCTAGTGTCACCGCCCCCGCGCGTCACCCTCACAATTCGGGTTCCTAGCGCACGGACGCTAAGCGTCACGCGTTACTACCTATTCACAATGTCAAAGAGCCGGTAGTCCGGAAGCACCGCCCCCTTCGACCTAGTTACCGTACAGGGTAACCCTCCGCCCCCCCTGCCCCCTGCCCCCATCTGGACAAGGGGGGGCAGGGGGGGCGCGCCTTTTTAGGTACCTTAAAAATACGTAGCTTAAAAAAATAACATCTTGACATAGTGTTCACGTTCATATAATAAAACACAAACGCCCAAAGGAACCCCTATGTTCACAATCAAAGATTATTTAAATACGGTAAACAAAACCATTGACGCCCTTAGGCAGTTACTAAACATGGTTCCTGAAAATAATGACCATTTAATCTTCGAGATCAAACGGGAAATAGCCATCCTCGTTGAGATACGAGAAAAGCTCTGGATGCTAAATACCAATATAGCTTTTATAACGGTTCATTAAGTCCAAGCGGATGACGACATACGCGCACCCGATGATCCGCTTCTCTTTGGCTTGAAACGATTAGCTAACATATCAGTCATTCCGCCATGAGCGGCGACACAAGCATACTGAAACGCGTCTGCGATATGGGAAAACTCATTCTTGTCGGGTACAGACTTGCGTACACCCCCGCGTGTCTTGGCATAACGATACCCACCAGACAGAGCACGGATCAATGTAGGGCACCGACCCTTGTCGATTAGAACGGCGGGCCCACCATCGCGTTGGCCCAACAACCAACTTTCAACTGCGCCTACCCGCTTGTCGATATCGTTTGTGGGCGCAGGATATGCCATAAGCCCATGACGCTTGATAAGATCGAACGATGTCTCCTCGTAAAGCGTGGAGCGCTGCTTACCTGCTGGGTCACCTACGATAATAATTGGCCTACCAAAATACCGCTCGCTCATTAGCACCGGCTTGATTGCTCTCTGTAGCTGAAGCTCCAACCCGATATCTTCGGCAACAATTTCTTCCAACACCAGCAACCTACCCTTATGGTCTGTTTGGCACACCACCGCACAGGGGTCTCGTCCAAAGTCTAGCCCCACCAAAAGTGGGTAGCTTGAGACTGGCATAACTTCGTCTGCAACATGGAAGTTGATTTTGAATGTCTCACGGAAGACTGCTGTGCCCGATGGGTCATCGCCGTACTCCGCGTACACATACCGCTTGCACCAGTCGGGCGAGTTGGAACGGATAAACCGCTCGTAGTATTTACGACCTTGGTCTTTGCGGGCTTCATCATCAGGTGGTAGTTTCAGCGTATCGGGGGTCTGCGTTAACCATTCAAGGTTCTCAGCTCTGGAGCTCATACCCGACGGCTGGACAAATATCTGCCAGTCAGGTGGTGTATTAAGGTCCATGAAACGGTGCCATGGTGACCCGATGGAAGGCATGTTGGTATCGGCAATGATACCCATCCAAGTGCAACCACCCTGTGCCGCTGACGGATAGCGCCCACAACGACCTGCTAACGGGCTGACGATGCCAACGTCCATTTCGATGCACTCCGACATCCAAGCGCCGGTCAACTGCATAGACAGCAGTCTGCGTTGATCCTCGGTGTCCTCCAGTGGGATGAGGAGCCACTCGGACTTTACATCACCGATCTCGATATAGATCGTATTGTCGGATACCTTGTAGGTGGCAATCCCTTGAAGCCAACTGGTGATGTCTTTGAGAACCGTGTCTTTAAGCTGCTTGAGGGTTTGGCGGACGATTGCAAAGCGGGTATATCGTATACCATCGAGTGCGGGGGTCTGTTCACATGCACGGCGGAATAACTCGAATAGGCAGGCTGTTGTTTTACCGGAGCCAACGGGACCGGCGATGAGGCGACCAAATGATTCTGATTTCATAAAGAGGGCGCAGGTAGGTGGGGCAGTGTAGTTAATCGAGGTCATTTTTCACCAAGTAGTTATAGGCGTTTAGTAGTGACTGGGGTTGATCCCCAAGCATACCAAGAGCCCTGTTGCATTGACTGCATAATAAACCACGAACCCTATTGGTCACGTGGCAATGGTCCACACTTAGTACACCATGTGTTTCATCGGACGAAATCCTATCGCACAAAGCGCAGGTTCCCCGTTGGGCTATTAACATATCAAAATATTTGTCTATTGTTATATCGTACTTTTGTTTGAGGCGGTGCTTACGGTCTATTTCGGGATAATTTTTGCGGCGGTCAGCCTGCTTTTGCATAACTTTTTCTTTATTCCTACGGTAGTAGGCTTTTTGATTTCTATTTCTTTGTTCTTTATAAAGCTCTTGTTTAGTTTTCATGGTCTATTATTTTGGAGGTAACATCCTTTTCGATCTTCAAAGTTTGGTCAGCCCCCAGATTAATCGTAACCGAGAACCGTTCGCCAACCACGCTCGAGTCGTAATTGTTTCCTTTGATCCCGGCGAACCCGGAAACGGTTTTAAGAATTTCGTTTTTTGCGTTTAGGGCTTCTTTGGGGTCGTGTGCACGGGCAAAAAACTCTGGTAGGGACTCTTCTACGAAAGCCAAGGACTTCAAACGGACCCGCTCGGAGGTGTTGGTGGCGCTCTGCCAAGCTTCAACTTCAGACCGTAGGAATGCCTGAAACGATTTATTGTCGGAGATTATCTGCCATTGTTCTGGGGTGAGTCGGTGGGTTGCTAATATTTGTTCAAAGGGTATAATATCCATTGCGATTTCTCGCGCGAGCTTTAATAATGTTAATTCATTAAAGCCCTGTTGCTCGGGGAGAGCAGTCATATTTTACTCCAAGGGTTCTAAGCCAGTTGATTTCTACCCCCATTATACTGTATTGATGGGGTAATCGTCGAGAGCCGGGAAAAATTTTTATGGCAGTATCATCAATGGGCAGTGTTTTGCGGGTTGTGGGACCGGGGCAACTCGACGCCGCGATTAAAGCACGTGACGAAGAAGTAGCCAATGCCCAGAACGCATCAGCACCAGAAGAGCTTACAGCCTTAGCTTCTTATGTGCAAAGACAATATGATATTTACCGCCGCCACCGTAACAACGCAATGGCAGGTTGGTCAGATCGTTTGCTAAATGCGCTGCGTGTATTTAACGGGCAGTATGATTCTAGCAAGCTGAATGAGATTCGGCGCTTTGGTGGCTCGGAGGTTTATGCCCGAGTTATTGCCATGAAGTGCCGTGGCGCATCGTCTCTTCTTAGGGATGTGTATCTTTCACCAGACCGTCCATGGGGTTTGGATGCGCCAGACGATCCAACCATTCCACCACAAATCCTCCAAGCAATTAACCAGCTTATTCAATCTGAGATGCAGAGCATGGCCCAACAGGGTCAACCTTCTGATATTGATTCTATTAGGAATCGTACTCAGCAATTGGTTGAAGCTGCGCGTCAAGCGGCTAAAAAGAAAGGCCACCAGCAAGCTCGAATTGCTGAAGATAAACTTGACGAGATTCTTAAAGAAGGTGGGTTTTACAAAGCGTTAGCCGAGTTTATTACTGACTTACCTTTGTTTCCCTTTGCAGTTATCAAAGGGCCAGTAGTTCGCATTGTGCCGGAAGTTACTTGGCAAAGTAACCAAGCAACTGTTGAGCAGAAACCTAAACTAACTTGGACCCGTGTATCCCCATTTGACATTTGGTGGACACCCGGAGTGTCTGATATAGAAGACGCTTCGGTTATCGAACGCACCAAGTTTACTCGCGCCGATCTTAATGATCTTTTAGATTTACCCGGGTACAACACCGAAGCCATTCGTGGTGTATTAGATATGTACGGTTCGGGCGGGCTTGTAGATAACTGGGATCAGACCGATTCGGAACGCGCAGTCCAAGAAAGCCGTGAAAACCCGCAGCTTAACCAGTCAGAGTTAATTACTTGCATTGAATTTACAGGAAATGTTCAAGGCAAGTTACTTCTTCAATACGGTATGGACGAAAAACAAATCCCTGACGAATTACGTGATTATTATGTACAGGTTTGGAAGATTGGGAACTTTATTATTAAGGTTCAAATGGCCCCAAGCCCACGTAAAAGGCACCCATATTACATAACATCATTCGAAAAAGTGCCCGGAACACCCGTCGGAAACGGCCTTCCAGACATCTTAAACGACATTCAAGAGGCTTCAAATGCCACTTTGAGGGCGTTAATTAACAATCTTTCCATCAGTTCTGGGCCTCAAGTCGTCGTAAATGATGACCGTTTGAGCCCAGATGAGGACGGAGAAGAGCTATTTCCATGGAAAAGGTGGCACGTTCAAGCCGATCCAATGGGTAATAACGCTGCTCAACCCATTAGTTTTTTCCAACCAAACTCAAATGCACAAGAACTTTTAGGTGTTTATAAAGAGTTTGTTAATATGGCAGACGATTTATCTGCCATTCCTAAATATTTATCCGGTAGTGGGGCAGGCGGTGCAGGTCGTACTGCTTCTGGATTAGCTATGCTTATGGGCAATGCTTCCAAAATTCTCCAAACAGTTGCCGCTAATATTGACCGCGATGTGTTGGAACCG